ATCAACAACGTCATAGGCCGCTCCACCGTCCGCCAGGTCATGAGCGGGAAGACGTACCGGGAAGTGAAGTAGTGGCCGCTAAGTGGATCGAGTCAGCAGACAGGAAAACTTCCTGTGCCCGCTGCAAGGCCCTTATCGAAGTCGGCCAGCGGTTCTACTTCCTGCGCAGGGGCACTTACCTGTGCGAGCTGTGCGGTTCCATCGCTGAGCACGAGCAGCCTGAAGTCGGTGAAGTCGAGTCCGGCGTGCTCAAAGACCTGGACGAGCTTCCGGACGAGGCGGCAGAGCGCACCCTGGCGAAGCTCATGCTCCACACCGCGCGGCGCATCGACAACGGGGACGTAGCCGACCGCGACATCGCCTCGCTCCTGAAGGAACTCCGGCAGATGTCCTCTCAGCTCAAGCTGGACTTCCCGCCTGAGCCTGAGGAAGACGATACCGAGAAATCCCGTAAACGACGGGAGCGCATGCTTATGATGGACGACTATGACCGCTAAGTACGAGCCCCGGACCTACGCGCCGTTTTACGCGATGCCCGCTTCCGAGCGCGAAGGCGGATTCCCCCTGGCCAGTTACGAGCGCATGAAGGAAGCATCGGCGTATCCCGGCTACATCAAGGTCAAGGTAAGCCGGCACGCAGCACTCGGGCTGGCGGCAAAGTCCCCTTACCCGGACGGAGTTAAGCTCGCGATGATGAAGCAGATCGCCGTACTCGGCACCGTAACACTGGAACAGTGCCGGATTCTGCTGACTTACGCCGCAAACCGTGCCCTGAGCCGGTGAAGTGCCCGAACGGCCTCCGGGAAGAGGCCAAGATCGCCGTAAGGCTAGGGTGGTCGCTCGCGTACGCAAAGAGCGGTCACCTGAAATGGTACGACGCTGACGGGATACTCCAGCTCGTCACGTCCGCGACGCCTTCCAGGGGCCGGCGCGGGATGCTGAACGCCAGAGCGCAGTTGAAGAGACTGGGGGTAACGGCATGAAGATCAGGCGGCTGTCGCCCGGTGCCGCCGGCTGGGTTTCCGTGGGGTGCGTGGTCCTCGCTGCTGAGGTAATGGACGCGCGTACCATGAGCGAGGCTTTCCGCGCCGCGTCCAGGCAAAGGTACGCAGGCCCGGCAATCGCGGTAGCTTACGCCGTCCTGACCGGCCACCTGTTCGGTATCATTCCCCCGAAGTACGACCCTATTCACAACCTGGCAGTCCGTACGCTGCCGAACCGGAGGCGAGTCCGCTGAGTCCCCGACCGTGGACTGACGAAGAGAAAGCCGTAGTCGCGGCTAACCCGGACATGGACTCCGTGGCCCTTGCCGAGAAGCTGGGCCGTACGTACCAGGCCGTGGCGAACATCCGCTGGAGGATGGGCCACGCTGACCGGAAAGAACTCGGAGACTTCGACAAGAGGCCGTCCGGCTGGTACGGCGAGGTCGTCGGCACGCTCCTGCTGAACTACGAAGACGCCTACAGCTCATGGAAGCACTATCACAGGTACGTGGAAGTGAAGGTAATCGGTGAAAGCAAACTCGGATGGACAACACTTCTGTGCCGAAGGGACAAAGAGGCTTCGTGACCGCCTTCCGATGGGCCGGTACGCTGACTACGAAATCGAGATAGTCCTGCTGCCCCTTACGGACGTTACCGCTCCGGTTGAATACTACTGGCACCTGTTCTTCAAAGACCGGAAGATAAACGGCGGCATAACCGAAAGCTGGGATAAGGCACACGAGCGCGCGACGCAGTACAGGTTCGATCATCACCGGACGATGTGGCTGATGGACAATGTCTGGGACGCTGAAAACCGGCGCTGGGAATCGCAGGGAAACGTAATCATGTAATATACACTGTATGGCCGCAGTCGCCCTCGATTACGAAGAGGAAATATTCGGGGATCAAATGCCCCGCCTGTGGACTGCCCCCGACCGCCACAGGGAAATGACTGACGGCTGCCGACAGTGCGCGCGTACCGACGAAGGGTACGGAAAACTCGGCTGCGGGGATTACCTTTCCACTGAAATACTCGACTGGGCACGCGGCATCGGCTACGTCCTGGACCCGTGGCAGGAATGGGTAATCCGCGAAGGCTGCGGAACCCGGCCTAACGGCAAGTGGTCCAGCTTCGAGAACACGCTTATCATCAGCCGCCAGAACGGCAAGTCGGCTATTCTCGAAGTCCGCGAGCTGGCGGGAATGTACCTGCTGGGCGAGGGCCTTGTCATTCACACCGCCCACGAGGTAAAAACCTCCCAGGAACAGTTCCTCCGGATATCCAATTCCGTACTCCAGAACCCGGCGCTGTCCAAGCGGCTCAAGGGAAAGCCCCGCGCCAGTCACGGTGAAGAGGCAATCGAGCTGCTGCCCACGCCGACGCTCATCCTCGGAGCCGGGAACAAATGGGTGCACAGGTCCGTAGCCAGCCGCCTGCGCTTTCTCGCCCGGTCCCGTGGCTCTGCCCGAGGCTTTTCCTGCAACTGCCTGATATATGACGAGGCCATGATCCTGGCCGCCGAATCTGTCGGCGCGTCGATGCCTACCATGTCCGCGATGCCCAACAGCCAGATGTGGCTCGCGGGCTCGGCCGGAATGGAAGACTCCGAACAGCTCGCGCGCTCGCGCCGCCGCATCGTGCACGACACCAAAGACCTGTTCGGCGCTGAATGGTCGGTCACCCCCCACCTGGCAACCTGCCCCGTTGACCGGGAGCGGGGCCGCGCCACGAATAACTACGTCGTATGCGACGCGCACGATGACCGCGACGTTCCCAGCTCGTGGGCCAAGGCCAATCCCGCCTTCGGCTACCGCCTGTCCAGCGAGTTCACGGTGAACGAGATGGTCACGCTGAGCACCGTCGAATTCGACCGCGAGCGCCTGGGCATCGGCCAGTGGCCTGCGGAAGACGAGGCGTGGCGCGTAGTCAGCGAGGATCTGTTCAGGTCCCTGACCCTGGAAAACCCCGGCAACATCCCCAAAGGCGGCCAGCTCAGCTTCGCCATCGACGTGGACGACGACGGGGCCAACACCACGATCGCGGTGGCATGGATGCACAAAGACGGCTTCATGGTCACGGAGATCCCGAAGAACTGCGCGCGGCCGGGCACCAACTGGAGTGTAGAACGCCTGGAACAGCTCGTGAACAAGTACAGGCCCCTGGCCATCGTCGCGCCTAAGAGCGGCCCTGCCGCCGGCATCGGAGACGACCTCGAAAAGCTGTGGCCCAAGCACCACAAGTTCAACACGAAGCTGATCCGTCCCGGCCCCGGTGACGAAGCTGCGGCGTTCGCGTGGTTCATCCAGCAGTGCCACGACGAAGACAAGCCCCTGCGTCACCTCGGGGAAGAACGCGGCTACAAGCTCTGGCACGCGGTGGCCACGGCTGAGACCCGCGTCATGGGCGACGGCGGGAAGACATGGAGTCGCAGGGACAGTACCACAGACATCACGCCGGCCACGGCTTGCAACCTCGCGGCGTGGGGCCTGAACAAGAAAATCCGTAACTACGACCTCCTCGCTTCGGTTCGCTAGAATTACTGTGACGAACAGGAGGCTCATGAAGCCGTTCAAAATGCGCCGCCGTCTGGCGCTGATATCAACAGCAGGGTTGCTGTGTGCGGGGGTGCCGGCCATGTCCGTGTTCCTTGCGCCTGCCGCGCACGCGGCTACCTGCACCATTACCCAGGATGCATCCACTCCAGCTCCGGTCACCAGCAGCAACGGGTCCGGCACGCTGACTACCGCAAGCTTCACCCCGCCCGCCGGCTCGCTGCTCGTGCTAGAGGTAGGCGCTGACGCCGGGGCGCTCCCTACGATCTCGGCATCCGACACCGCCGGGCACACATGGACGCTGGACAAGTCAGCGCAGAACAGTAACGCTGACACGGCAAAGATCTACACGGCTCCCGTGCCGTCCAGCGGCGCAACGCAGGTCAAGGTTGTCGTCGGCAACACGGGCGGCGCGTACTCGGCGCTGGAGAGCGTTCAGGTGCTGGACGGTACCGCGTCAAGCCAGTCCGGGGCGGCTAGTTCCAGCGCTATCGGGTCAGGCACCGGCCTGTACCACGGCATCACGACCACCACGACGGGATCGTGGGTCGTAGCTGCGGGCAACGCCAACCACGCTGAATCGTCCGTGACCCCGCTGTCCACCACTTCAACCTTGAAGTCGTTCAACGACACCGGCAACGGTGACCTGTCGATCTCGGGTAAGCAGGCCAGCGCGACCGGCACTCCCGGCACGGAGAACATCGGCTGGAACCTGGGCACGTCAACGCAGCTAGCGTTCGTAGGCCAGGAAATCCTCCCGGCGACTAACTGCGGCGGCACGGCTCCGGCGGTTACCACCACGGCAGCTACCGGCGTCACGTCTTCGGGCGCGACGTTGAACGGAACGGTCAACCCCGAGGGCGCGGCAACCACCTACCAGTTCCAGTACGGTCCTACGACGAGCTACGGGTCTGTTGCCCCGGCTTCGCCCGGTTCGGCTGGCTCGGGCAGTTCATCGGTGAACGAGTCGGCTGCGGTCAGCGGCCTGTCGGCGTCAACGACGTACCATTACCGGCTGACGGCTACGAACGCCACCGGCACGACCAACGGGTCTGACCAGACGCTCACAACGTCGGCAACAGGGTCTACGCACTTCATGGACTTCGGTCCTTCGGCGGCGTGCCCTGACGGGTCGGGAACCGGCTGCGGCAGCAGTCCCAACACCTACCCGCTGTCTGCCTCTACGTGCGCGAACTCCATCGTGCCGGACAACACGGAGCGCATCCCGGAAAACGCCACGCAGAACGCCACGACCGGGCCGTCCAGCGTCTCGGCAGCCAACTACGGGCCGTGGACCGACAACACCGGGGAACCGCAGATGATGCGGGACATCCAGGCTGCGTCGGGCCAGTACACCGGAACCACCGACAACATCCTCGAATGGGCCGCGTGCTCCGAGGGGTGGAACGAGAACTGGCTGCGCGCCGAGGCGGTCGTGGAATCGTCCTGGCAGCAGTCAACACAGGGCGACAGCGGCTGCTCGCAGGGCATCCTTCAGGTCCGCGCATGCCAGAACCCGCCTGCTACTCTCAACGACGCGTGGGGCGGCTACCCGCTGACGCACAACTCCACCGCGTTCGCGGCCGAGATGCAGGCAAGTTACCTGAGGGCCTGCTTCGACGGATCGATCGATTACCTCTACCCGTCCGGGCAGACGGTGTCCTCGATCGCGGCGGCTCACGGCGGCGGGACCAACCCGACCGGCGCTGGCTGGCAGTACGTGGCCTGGGGCTGCGTAGGATCGTGGTTCTCCGGTGACTGGTACTCCAGCGCCGCGCAGAGCTACATCAGCCAGGTTCAGTCTGACCTGACCAACCAGAGCTGGAACGGGCTCAGCTAGTTAACTAAGAAACCGGCTTCGTCATGCGGCGAAGCCGGTTTCTTTTGTCCTCCGTCAGTCCCAGGAGAAAGCACGGACAAGCATGACTACGATTCCTGCCGGGATGGCAAGCGGCCACACCAGCGGAAGCAACTTCACGTACCAGCGAGGCTCGCTGTCCATGTACAGGACTTGAAGGATCAGGCAGCTAGCGATTACGCCGATGGACCATATGATGCCGAGTGTCACCCAAAGCCAGGTGAAAGTCAGGTGCAACGTCATAGGTAGATCTTCTTCTCCGGGTTCCCGACACGGCAGTCGATCTCGTAGCGGTCCCCGCCTTCAGGAACGCCGCCGATGACGACTTCGTAACCGGGACAGTCTGCCAGCAGATCTTGCACGAGCTGCGCGAACTCTTCGATCTTCATGACTAGTTAAACATATCAACGCGACATCTTGTTCCTGGTGGACCTGCCCCGGATCGAACGGGGGTCCGGTGTGCTTCCGCGTGCGGCTTTATCGCACCGTCGAAACCATTCCAGGCCCTAGACTCCACGTGGTAAGCACAGTAGTCCCGGCGGGAATCGAACCCACGACCTTTCGCTTAGGAGGCGACCACTCTTTCCTCTGAGTTACGGGACTATGGACGGCAGTACAGGATTCGAACCTGCGTGACTAGGGTTGCAGCCTAGCGCCTAACCTCTCGGCCAACCACCGTGGTATCCCTGCCGGGAGTCCAACCCGGTATCCGAACTTCGGAAGATCAGAACCCGTTGCGCGAGCAGGGACAGTACTGGCAGCAGGAGTCGAACCTACAGAGCCGAAGCGACGGGTTTACAGCCCGCGATGATCGCCAATTCGTACCAGCATGGAGGGTCGTGCGGGAGTCGAACCCGCTCCTACTTGGGTCACAGCCAAGTCTCGCAACCGTTTGAGTTACGACCCGGTACCTCGTGACAGAATCGAACTGCCGTCCTGTGGGTGTAAACCACTCACTCTTCCGTTGAGCTAACGAGGCTTGACGAGGTGTTATCAGTCAGAGATGCCTCCCCCTCCTATTACCGATACTAGGAACGCGCCTCGGTACCACGGCTCAGTATTGCCGACAGGACTCGAACCTGCACAGACTGGTTTCGTAGACCAGTTCCTTATTCCATTTGGATACGGCAACGCGGCTACGGCGGGACTCGAACCCGTACCCTCCACCTTGACAGGGTGGTGCATTATTCCAGTTTTGCTACGTAACCATGCTCACGGGAACCCTTTTTATAGTCCCAGGCCCGTGCTAGAGACTTGCTGACTAAGTTGGATTCGAACCAACACCTAGAGGATTAACAGTCCCCTGCTCTGCCGGTTAAGCTACTAGCCAATGGAGGCCCGGAAGGGATTTACTTCTGCCGGGACAGAAGAGTGGCGGGGCTGGGAATCGAACCCAGAATCTCCAGGCTTATGAGGCCGGTAACTTACCGTTTGTCCACCCCGCAGTGACCCAGGTGGGCTTCGAACCCACTACCCTCGGCTTGAAAGGCCGATGACCTACCAGTTTCTCCACTGGGCCATATTTAGTTTACGGCAGCCGAGTCAGGTTCATACTCCCCAGTAACCACCCGAACGCCCTGTTGGCTACCCGGCTGCCGTAGTGCTCGTACTGGGATTTGAACCCAGGATCTCTGACTTGAGAGGTCAGCAACTTTACCGGCTTGTCCATACGAGCATAGCACAGCGCCAGGGAATCGAACCCTGTTTCCGGAGCTTAGAAGGCTCCTGCGTATCCGTTACGCGCTGCGTGCCCCTGCAAGGATTCGAACCCTGCTCCACGGATTAAAAGTCCGCTGCATCTACCGCAATGCTTCAAAGGCATCGTACCGTAGGCGGGACTCGAACCCGCGATTGTCCCGTTATGAGCAGGGTGCCTTAACCAGCTTGGCCACTACGGAGTACCGACCCTGAGAGTTGAACTCAGCACACGGGGCTTATCAGGCTCCGCGTATCAACCGGATATCCGATCGGCTTGTCTAGGCTGCGAGTAGTTACACCACTTAACTTGCCCGCTATTACCAGGTTGTCGGCCCAGAGGAAGAAGGACGAGTTGAACGCCATGGTGATTAGCCACGCTCCGCTTTCGAGGCGGTCCCGGACCCGGCCCGGTTCATCTTCCATAATGCAGTCTGCTGGGCGAACTCCCCAGTCTTTCCAGCTTCGCATGCACGTGCCCCGGTTTGGTAGGAACGTGGATACAGGCCGCTGCCGTGCCCAGCGGAAGACAGAGTACTCGAAACTCAGGGTAGTTAGCCCCCAATCCGGTTCCAGCGGATGCCCGTCCCTGCCGGGTTTATCTCCCATAAATGCAGGCAGCTCGTACACTATACTTCGCAATGTTTGAACCGGGGAGCGTTTCATCGGGTGCGGTTTTCTTCTCCCGAGACCTGCAAGCCGAAGGTAGAGTACTCGAAACTCAGGGTGATTAGCCCCCATCTCGCTAGCAACGAGCGGCCGGCCCTGCCGACTTTACCTCCGATAAATCCGGTCGCTTTTTGATTGTAGGCCCATATAGGGACACTCAACGCGGAAGAACCGGAAGCAAACCGCCGTATCCGGTGAGGGATTCGAACCCTCAGCATCACGCCTCCTCAAGGCGAGTGGTCGGCCGTTGCCTAACCGGACGTGCGCCAGGATGCTTGCACCAGCAAGGAATCGAACCCAGCCTCCTGACTTAGGGGATTTGCAACTCCCCTCGTGCGGTAACCGAGGATCGAACTCGGACCCCGAACTTGGCAAGCTCGGATGATAACCATTTCACCATTACCACATGAACGGTGTATTTCGACCCCCGCGCCGCCACGGTATATTCCTGCGGTTCATGACGCCGCATCCGCGTCCGGATTCGCTCCGCATTCGCCGGCAAGAGCCTTTGCGCCAGAGCTTTCGGAACCGAGCCTACTGTCGGATTCGAACCGACGACCTGTGCCTTACCATGGCACCGCTCTACCACTGGAGCTAAATAGGCATGGAGCCTCCACCAGGTGTCAATCCCGGCTAGAAATCCGTACAAAGGAATCCTGGTCGTCGGACCCAGAGGCGTGTTATAGGGCGAGCAAGTTTTTGTCACCGGCTGACGGTCGTTAATCCGTCGTTTAAACCGCCTAGGATAAATCCATTTCGGGCGATCTGTTGGCAACGATAACCGATCACATCCGGCTCGCCTTTGTACCCCTATCGGGATTCGAACCCGAAGCATCAGGATTTCTGAGACCCTGTGGTCTGCCAGTTGCCTAAAGGGGCATGAAACCCCGTTATTTATACAGCGCATACGGGACTGAGCGCTCGCTTCCGCGCCTAGATTCGAACTAGGACCAAAGGGGTCAGAGCCCTTTATTCTGCCAATTAAACTAAACGGAATTAGTTGCGTTTTTATACAGGTCGCACCCCCTGTGGTACGCGAGGCGGGATTCGAACCCGCACATCCCGATTTTTGAAATCAGAGCAGTCTGCCAGTTGCAACTCCACTCGCGCAAAGTACGTCCCCAGGGATTCGAACCCTGATCTCACTGGGTAAGAGCCAGTTACTTTAAACCGTTAAGCTAGAGACGCATGTCCGGGGATATCTTTTTTCAAGCGGCACCAGCCAATGGTGATCCCCGTGTTACCCCTGCTGCCGCAGGACCGCTTTTCGAGCCAACCATCGGATTCGAACCGATAACCTGCCGATTACGAAACGGCTGCTCTAGCCATTGGAGCTAGGCTGGCAATGGGGTCGGCCCGGTTGGGGGCTAAGCCTTATTGAGGCCGACCTTGAAGGGCAGACGGGATTCGAACCCGCAGTACCAGTTTGGAAGACTGGGAGTTTAACCGTTAACTAACTACCCCGTGGGAACAGAAGGAATCGAACCTCCGCACATCGGGCTTCAACCGATTGCTCTGCCTACTAAGCTATGAACCCATGTGCCACTTTTAAGGGCCACGGCAGTGGCGACCGTGCGGCCGGACAGCCTCCTGGACTGCCGCCCTAGTCAGATGCCCCAGAGTCGAACTGGGTTTCTCTTGCATCCCGAGCAAGCAGATTACCGTCTTCCTCGCACCTGTTGAAGGGGAAAACCACGGTGGCCACCGTAGCCTCTCGCCACTCCCCTATGGCGTCCGGCAGCCGCCTCGCGATGGCTTCTGCCTAAACGCTCTCCGGTACCGCTACGTTCACCGCTCTACCGATTGAGCTACACCCGTTTGTAAACAGGTACCGGGACTCGAACCCGGATCTGGTTCCCTACACGAACCTTCAAGCATCTGTCTGAGTGGCAGGATTCGAACCTGCGACCGCTCCCGTCCGAGGGGACCATGCAACCAAACTACACCACACCCAGTCGAAGGCTTACGCTACGCGGACCTGGCAGGTGACTAAACCCGTTGGTCTCCGTTTCACGGCTGGAGGAAAACCTACTGAAACCCTTTTCCCAGCTTTATCCGCTACCCTCAGGCAGTCACGCCCTACTCTACGGAATAATTTCGCAAGCGTGCCCCCCAACATACACCTGCCCAAAGCACGAGGCGATGGGGCGGGA